TAGGGCCGCAGCTAGGGCCGCAGCTAGGGCCGCAGCTAGGGCCGCAGCTAGGGCCGCAGCTAGGGCCGCAGCTAGGGCCGCAGCTTGGGACGCAGCTTGGGACGCACAAAAAGCCAAGCTGATCGAAATTCTGACTGCCGGGGAGTGGGTAAATTGACCGCCAGCAAATACGCAAAAGAAGCAGGGCTAAAGAGCCTTGCCGAAGCTGTAAGGATGACTGGGCGCAGCGCAGACACTTTGACGCGATGGCATAAAGACATGCCGGACCTTTTCCGGGTTGTGATTCTCGGTTGCCTTGAGGTTAAGCAGCAAGAGTCTATAAAGAATGCCCCTTTGAGCTTTTCATGCGGGAATTATATTCTGACTGTCAAGCCGGGGTTATTGTCATGAAACTACCAGCCGATCACGCAGAGGATGTAATCGTCTACGCCTTCCGGTACGCACTAGGCCGCACGACATTTGCGAGCATGGTAATGGCTGAGACCCTTGCATCGGTATGGTCTGAGCTATCGCCTAAAACTCGCTCACTGATACGCCGTGAGATCATCGACGCTATCAGCGCAGGCCATGCCGGGCAAGATTGCGACGTGGCTTCATGGCGTGAGGTTCTCGCTTTGCCTTAGCGACAAAGCGAGTGATTTTATCGACGAAAAGATAAAAAACACTTGATTGTACGGTAAAAAGGAGTAATCTACACACATGGGAGGCACAACGCCGAACAGCAACTAGGGGAATAATAAAATGATCGGATACATCTACAGCACAGAATCAAACGAAATCGTTGCAGAAATCCACGGCGAAGACAACGCCACCATCGAAGCGGCAGCAGAAAGCAAAGGCTGGATGGGTTGCGACGAATTCGGCCTAACCTACACTCGCGGACAGATGGGTTTTGAGATGGGCCACGACTTCATCGAGGCTTGACAATCTCCCGGCCACGGACGGCCACCCGCACGCCTCGCCAGCGAGGATTGCAATAAACACCGTTTCCCGCCATAATAACGAAAACCACCGAGGTGCATTATGTCAAGCGGCAGAAAGAAGAAAGGCGGCAGGGGCGGGCGCGGAAGATGAGTTACCCGTTACTTTTGACGGCATGGCTTTTGTGCTACATAGGGCCGATCATGGCTGGCCCTTGGTATGATTACCAGTATTCGCTTTATCAATCGTCAATCTCCCTTTTCCTGATTCTGTGCGCCCTGCCTTTTCGTCACCTCTGGTATATCCGCTCTTTCTGCACAATCTGCCTTTTTCAAATCGCGCTCAATGTCGCGGATTACATGGGCAATGTGCCCCCTGATGCCTACAATGCGACTCAAACTGTTTTAAACGCAATAGAATTCGCGCTCCTTTTCGTTGTCGGGACTATCGCGCAGCGAGGGAATTATGCTGGCAATTCTTTTGATACTAATCGCAGGAACAATGGCCGTGGCTAAGGCTCACGGGGTCAACTTCGACATGGAGCGGTTACAATTGGTTGATTGGGGCGTGGTGATAGCTAAAGCGGCAGGGGCTACTCTTGGCAGCGGCATTGCGGTAGTTTTTGAGCCTGCCCGTGATAGCCCGCTGATGCTGTTCAAGCGGTTCATTTTGGGTGCAATCATGGGGGCCATATTCGCAGGCCGGTTCCTCGACTTCATGCACTGGGAGCCTAGGCTGGATAATTGGGTCGCTGCTGCCACCACTTGCGGGCTAATCGGTTACATCATCCTTCAGATACTGTACTCGCCAGAGATCCGCGAAGCCGTAAAAAACAGAATAAAAGCAAGGGCCGAGAAATGAATTTGGAAAAGTTAGAGGAATCACTTCGAGTTCATGAAGGGTTGAGCTTAAAAATGTACAAGGACACTGCCGGGCATTGGTCAATAGGTTTCGGCAAAAACCTTGATAATGGCATCACCATAAAACAAGCCTATGCGCTCCTTGCTGACGATATCGACACTGCCAAGAAAGAGCTAGACCGCTACCTGCCGGGATGGACTGAGCACGACGACGCAAGGCAGAATGTGCTGATTGAGATGGTTTTTAATATGGGCATGCCGAGATTTTCAGGATTCAAAAAAATGCTTTTGGCCCTTGATCGGCACGACTACAAAGCGGCGTCTGACGAAATGCTATCAAGCAAATGGGCAAAACAGGTAGGCGTCCGTGCGGTGACACTCGCAAGTCAAATGCGCGACGGGTGGAAGTGATATAATCAACACTTAACTGATAATCGGGAGAGCGTAATGAGCGAACAAGATGGCGTCAAATGGTATCAATCGGGCACCGTGATAGGCGGCTATGTAGCCACGGCCTGCGGTGTTGCTCAACTGTTCGGCATTGCTGTCAGCCCTGAAGATCAGGCGACCATTGCGGCAGGGCTTATCGGGTTGATTACGTTCGGTAGCGGCCTCTATACCGTTTACCGCAGATACAATCCCAACATAAAGCCGATCAAGTGAGCGCAATATACTGCCCGGTTTGCCAGAGGATTATAGCGCCTGCAAACCTTGCCGAAGTTGAGAGCGGGGAGAATGACGCTTTTATTTATGTTCACGATGACATTGTTCATGATGATGATGATGACATGTTGGCGCTAGACAGGGGGATACAATGAAATACAGGAAAAAGCCGGTAGTTATTGAGGCGATTACATTCCAAGAGCTTGTACAGCACGGCGTGCACAATGGCGGCAACATGGTCAATGGAATGCCGTGGTCGTTTCAGTACAAGGGGCATGGCATCACGCACGAGCGAGACGATTGCTACATAATCCCAACGCTTGAGGGCAATCACCACATGACGCCGAACGACATGCTGATAACCGGCGTACAGGGCGAAATCTATCCGTGCAAGATAGATATTTTTAACGCGACATACGAAATGGTCGCAGAATGAAAGCCATTGCCGAGCTGCTAAACGCCCTGCTGAAGCTGATTAACAGAGCATTGGCACGTCAGGAGCAGAAACAACACGAGGCGACCGTCGATGAGATACAAGATAATCCTGGCGCTTTTATGTCTGGCCATTTTGGCAGCGTGCCAGACAAGTCAATCGATCACAATGCCGACCAAGCCGCTACTAAACGTAACAGTGCAGACTGACGGCGGCATGTGCCTTGATGCAGACAGCACGGCACGACTAGCGACTTACATAGTCGAGCTCGAAAGAACGATTACAAACGCGCAGTGAGGGCATATGAGCAACATTGTCGATATGACAGATATGACGCCAAACCAAGCCACGGTGCAGCACCTTGAAAAGCTCCTTGATTGTGCGAAGGCTGGGAGGCTGAGATCGGTAATTGTTGTCGCGGGCTGGAGTGATGACGCATGGACTCACGGCTGGTCAATCGATGATCGTAACACCTCAAGGCGGCTGGCCGGTGAAGTGGCTTTGATGCAGTACGACATCATGACAAAGATATCCCTTGATGACGGCGATACTATTCTAGCGAAGGAAATGTTTTTTTAGTAGTGATACAATGCAATCCCCCGCATAAGAGACGTCACCAATCCCGGTGACAGGCGCATCCTTCCCTTTGCGTTTATCTCGGCGCGGTTTCGGAGCTTATTCCACCCCCTGATTAATCGTCAGGGGTATTTTTTAAAGAGGCGCTATGATTGAGATAGCCGCAGGCATAATTCTAGCAGTTCTGATTCTGGCAAACTTCCGCGCAGTCCTTCGCTTTGTTGTCGGACTCACGGCAACATCCATAGTAATCGGCGTAATATTCGCTGCATTCGCAACGGCAGGGTAATGATGCGGTACGACAGCAAAGAGCCGGTCATGGTCAGAATCAGCCTCACCAAAGAAGCGGTCAACGGAATTATGGGCTGGAGGATGAAGAAAACAGAGGGCGAGGACGAATTGTCAGACCTGACGTTCTTTGATGCGAAAGCCGCGAATCAGTATCTGGCCGACAATGGCATCGACGCAGATGTAAACAGGCTGAAGTTCGACAGTAGCAGGATTGCATAATGGCAGCTCCAAAGGGTAACCAATTCTGGAAAGCCAGAAGCAAGCACGGAAGGGATAAGATATTCGCATCCTCTGAATTGCTATGGGAAGCCTGCCAAGAATACTTCCAATGGGTTGAAGACAATCCACTATGGGAAACAAAGTCCTATATGTATCAAGGCGCTCCGGTTCAGGACACGATTGATAAGATGCGTGCTATGACTATTGACGGGCTGTGCATGTTCTTAGATATCGACGACGAAACATGGAGGAGATGGAGAGAAGACAAAGATTTTTGCGGAATCGTCACGCGAGCAGAGAAGGTTATACGCACGCAGAAGTTCTCAGGAGCCGCTGCTGACCTGTTAAACCCGAACATCATAGCTAGAGACCTTGGGCTAGTAGATCGTCAGGAGCAGAAGCAGGTGAAGTCTCTTGATGACTGCGACGATGACGAACTGGATCGGATAATCAGAGAGCGTCAGCAGGCGCTGGAGAAGGCGCAGAGGGATTGATTATCACGCTGATCTATAATTCTTCCCGATTAAAAGAGAATTGCTCTCATTAAGTGTCGAAATTCTCGGGGAAGTATCTTGATCAATCATTGGTGCAATCACTTCAAATGATAAAGGTCAATAATTGATCACAAAGCACGACAAAATACAGCTTGCTAATGCGCTGGCAGAAAAGGCTAGGCGTCTCCAGCAGTCTAAGCTGTCTCGCTTATACGCTCGCATGTACGAATGGCAGCGCAGATTCAATCGGGCTACTGTTGACCATAGGGCTTGCGCTCTAATCGCTGCCAATCAGGTTGGAAAGAGCCAGACGGGGGCGATTATCGATGCTCACCACGCGACTGGCGATTACCCGGAAGACTGGGAGGGCCACAAGTTTGACTCTCCGCCCTTGATGTGGCTGCTAGGTTACTCTGGCGAGAAAACCAGAGACCTACTGCAACATAAGCTATTCGGGCGCATGTCGAATGGCGTGTTTGAGGGCGGATACATTCCTGCCGATAGGATCATAGATTACAAGTCCATGTCAGGGACTCCAGGGGCTTGTCGAGAGATTCGGGTTAGGCATAAGTCTGGCGGCATATCCATAGTGCAATTCTGGTCGTACTCTCAGGGGCAGCATGCTTTGATGGGCGACGTGGTGGATTGGTACCACATCGACGAGGAGCCGGAGGATCAGGAGATATACCCGCAGGTTGTTACCCGTACGCTTAATGGCGACAGGGGAAGAGGCGGCAGAGGAATCCTTACGCTGACCCCTGAGAACGGCAAGACCGAGCTTGTCTGCCGATTTATGGATAACGAGGAGGATAATAGCCTTTACCTGCAAACAGCAACATGGAACGATGCCCCGCACCTGACAGAAGACAACAAGACTGCCATCCTTTCGATGTACCCAGCCTATCAGAGAGACATGAGAAGCAAGGGCGTCCCGTTAATGGGCGCAGGCTTGATCTTTGAGCATGATGAGGCGCAGATTAGTTGCAAGCGGTTCGATATCCCGGACCATTTCTTCCTGCTTAATGGGATGGACTTTGGATGGGACCACCCGCAAGCACACGTCCAGTTAGCAATAAGCCCTGATAGTGGTACAATCTACATAACGCAGGCGTGGAAGGCGTCGAAAAAGCAACCGTTTGAAGCATGGCAATCTGTAAAGCATTGGGCTAAAGACGTACCCACTGCATGGCCCCATGACGGCAATCAGCATGAAAAAGGGTCGGCGAAGCGTCAAATGGAGTATTACGAAGAGGCTGGATGGTCGATGCTTGATGAGCATGCTAGATGGCCAGACGGCGGTAATGGCGTAGAGGCCGGACTGATGAAGTTGAACGAATTGATGCTGACCGGCAAGTTTAAGGTGTTCGATGATCTTCATGAAGTGCTCGAAGAGATCAGGGAGTACCACAGAAAACAGGCGCCGAACGGGTTAAGCGTAATCGTTAAGGTAAAAGATGACATTGTCGACTCGATCAGGACAGCGTTCATGATGGCAAGATTTGCAGTGCAAAAGGGTTCGCTTAAGGCCAGTCCATATGATGACTTTGAGCAGGAACTGGATACGTCACAAGCAGGGGTAATGGGGTACTGATGAGCATTAAATTCCTAATCAACAATATTGGAAAGCCTAACCTTGCCGAAGACTTGAGCGAGGAAATGCTAACCGCTATTGGCGAGCGCGTGAAGCGCCAATACGACGAAGACCTCGCGTCGATGGATGATTGGGTGAACGCTGTTCAGGTTGGCATTGACCTGATGAAGCAGGAGTACTCTGGCAAGTCCTACCCGTGGGAAGGCGCATCTAACTACAAAGACCCTATCTTGACAGAAGCCGCGACTGTATTCGGGGATAAAGCCTCGTTGGAGCTGCTAAGAAGCAAAGACCTTGTAAGCGCTGCCGTTATAGGTCGAGACCCTGAAGGCAAGAAGAAGGCCATCTGCGCGCGCATATCCGAGGCCATGAACTACCAGATTAACTACGACATGGATGGCTGGCGAGCCGATCAAGAGCGGCTATTCTACTGCCTGCCTGTGGTCGGCACCGTGTTTAAGAAGGTTGTGTACGACCCGCTTGAGAAGAAATGTGAATCTTTTGTGGTGAATTACCCTGACTTCGCTGTGAACCAAGCAACCAAGTCAATGAGCCGCTGCCGTTCTTTCTCTCACGTTCTTGAGTTCAGTCGTAACGAGGTTATTGAGCGGGTTAATTGTGGTAAGTGGATTGATCCAGAGCCAGAGATTGACGATAAAGATTCCGTCGACAAAGAAGGTGACAAGGGTGGCAATGAGTCCGCAAAGGTTATCGATAACGACGAGAACTCCGATAAGTACATTGAGCAGCACACTTTCTTTGACATTGACGACGATGGGCATGAAGAACCGTACATCATCACCATCAAACATTCGTCAGGCAAGGTAGCAAGAATCCTGCCTCGATATGATGAGCGATCTATTATTGTCGAGAGCGAAGGCCGCTATCTTCCTGCTCAGGAAGTTATTGAGACTGAGCAGGGAGCGCTTGTTCAAGATTTCGGGGGCCAGGAAGCTGTTGATCTGCTGGGCTTGCCTGTCCCTGAGGTTGATCCAGACAAGTACAAGCTGATAAAGATCGAGCCTTTCCAGAATATCGTGAAGTATGGATTCATTGTTGCACCCGACAATACATTCCTTGATCTTGGTTATTCGCATTTGCTTGGCGCGTTGGCGATGAACATCAACACGACCACGAACCAGATCAACGACCGTACTACCTTGAACATATTGGGGGGCGGCTGGCTGGCAAAAGAGTTCCGCATTAAGCAAGGGTTCATGCGCTTCAGGATGGGTGAGTACAAGCAGACGGAAGTCCCAGCAGATAAACTGGCTAAAGGGATATTCCCCCAACCGCTTCAAGAGCCTTCACAGACCGCTTATCAGATGCGCTCCGATATGCAAGCAAGGGCGAATGGGTTCCTTGCAGTGGTGGACGTGTCAGGAAAGATACAGGCTAATACCGCTCCCACTACAGCGCTGGCGATCATTCAAGAAGCGATTATCCCAACTACTGCGCTGTTCAAAAGGATAATCTCAGCCGAGTCCAAAGAATTCCAGATTCTTTTCCGCATCAATCAGGCTACATTCCCGAAGGATAAGTATCAGAGAATACTTGATGATGAGCAGGCTGATCCGCAGGTTGACTTTAACTACGATACGCTCGACGTAATCCCCACCGCTAACGCTGAAATGGCGAGCAAGATGCATCGAATCCAGACCGCCACGCTTGAGATGGAACAGATTCCCCTGATTCTTCAGATGGGCGGCAACCCGGTTCCTGTTGTTAAGAACTTCTTTGACGCGATTGGGTCCGAGCTGGTTGATTCTATATTCCCTGACGATGATTCAATGTCTCCGGCAGACAAGAAGGCAAGAGACCAGATGTTGAAGGCTCAGGAGCAGGCTAACCAGATAGCCGAGCTGCAATTGCAGATATTGACCCGCGAACAGGATCGCCTCGACCTTAAGACTGCCGAGGAAATCAAGAAGATTCAGGCCGAAGTGAAGAAGCTTGGGGCTGACATGATAGAGACTTTGGCGAATGCTGCAAAGCTTGGAGAGCAGGCTGAGAGCGAGAGCACGAAGAATCAGATCAGTATTTACACTGCACAATTGCAGTCAATAACGAGCGCAATAGACGCGCTGGGAGCGATGAATGATAGAGCACTTGCGTTACCTCAATTCCAAGCAAGACCCAATCAGCCTGGAGCAGTTCAATAACTGGCGCCAGCATCCTTGTACCCGAGAGCTGAAAAAGGAACTGCTTCTGGCATTCCTTGACCAGATCGACACCGATCTCCCTGAATCAATTGATAAGTCAATCCCATTGCTGCACCAGCGTGAAGGTGCCCGCAAGGCCGTTGGCATTCTGTTTGATTGGGAACCGGAGTCTATTAGGGCAATGAGAGAAGAGGGGAAGGAGGTGGAGCTTGAATATTAAGCCGTGCGGTTATTATGTTTTGGTTGATGTAACCGAAGCCGAGAAGGTGACGAAAGGCGGGATTTTGCTGCCTGACGAACTGACAAAGAAAGAGCAGGCCATAGAGGAAACCGGAATCATCATTGCATTCGGGCCTACGTCATTTGTAGGAATGCGCGGATGCGAGAGCGATTCCGTTCCAGCCCATCGGCAATGGGGTCTTGAAGTCGGCGACAAGGTAGAATTTAAGAAGTATGAGGGCAAGAAGTCTTACGTTAAGGGTAGAGAGAATTTCCGGTATATCCCGGATACTCACATTATGGGGGTTATCTCAGATGATTGAATATGGCAGCATAGAAGGATTTGGACTGGCTCACCTGAAAAGCGAAGGGTGCCACGCCCACCCTGACGATCCTAATCATGGATATTGGGGTGATGACGAAGATGTGTACTTTAATCAGTTGATGGCGTACATCACTGACAACAGTCTTGACCTGATTAAAGAGGTGAGAATGTGCAGGCGGCCGCACTTGCTCAGAAGGGCCATTGTAGAGGGGCCAGTTATAGCATTTGGGATAGGAGAATAAAGATGAATGATGATCAGGAAGTGATTGAAGCAGGGCAAGATCACGAAGAAGCGCAACAATTGCCAGAAACAAAGTTCAGTCTTGATGATTGGCAAAAGGCTCACGAAGACAAGGCTTCTGCAAGTGGATGGAAGCCGTTCGATGAATACGTTGCCTCCGGTGGCGACCCAATGAAGTGGAAGACCGCCGATGCGTTTAACGTGTACGGCGAGATGATTGGAACCATCAAGAAGACGCAGAAGGACTTTGAGCAGCGTCTGGAGGGCGTACAGAAGCTTTCTCAGGCCCAGCTCGCTGCCCAGCGCGAGGAATTGCTGGCAAAGCGTGATCTGGCTATCGAGGATGGCAACAAGGCGGCTGTGCATGCTCTGGATAGGCAGATCGGTAATCTGAATGTCGCCCCTGTTCCGCAGTCCACGGGCGAGCTTGACGAATGGAATGCGCGAAATGCATGGATTTTTGAGGATTCTCCAAAGTCTGACAGGGCCAAGTCCGTGTTCGGCAAAGCTGTCGCTGCTGGGAAGCCGGTATCTGCCGCAATCCAGCTTGTTGAGGAAGATATACAGCGGCATTTTGGCGAGACAAAACCGGCGCCTCGCGTAAATATCCCAGAAAGCGAGAGAGGCCGTGGCTCTGTGGCGTTCGGCAAGAAGACTTCAGCGCTATCAATGTCTGACTTGACAGACGACGAGCGGGTAGCGTGGAAGCACATGCCTCAAGCGTGGAACAATGACGAGAAGAAATTCCTTCAATCAGTCGCAGATATGCGAAAAGCCGGTAGAGGTTAATCATGGGACAAGTTAAAGCACGAAAGCCTGGAAGACCCCCGAGAGAGCGAAGCGCCGCAGGTCTGAGCGTTGATGAAGCGCATCGGGATGGCATCACAATGGGCGACAGTCGAGACCCTAACACGAAGGTACTGCAGGAAAGGGTCAGGATTCCGATGAGTTCCGGTCAAAAGCTGTCGCTGCGAGGATACAAGCTCGATGAAGAAAACTACCATTACCACTGGTTTTCAGAGCAAGACGCCCGCTCTGGTCGTGTACTAGATGCCGAAAACGCATTTTATGAGATATGCACGCTGGCGGATGGCTCCGCTCTTACTACAAGCTCTGGCGGTGCTACTCAGTACCTCATGAGGCTCCCAAAAAAGTACTGGCGCGAAGACATGGCCGCAAGCAAGGCAAAACGCGAGGCAATGCGCCGTCGAGATGCTCAGCTAAAGCCGGGAGAGTACACTGTTGACCGTCACGGGCGCCCGGTCGAGGATGGCGAGGTTATCGTTAATCGTCGCACAAATGACAATCCTTACGCATAGTTGACGCAAAAGTTATAAGGCGTATACTTCTTATAACTAGATCATTCGGCAATATTGCCTTCTATTATTCCGGCTTTGGGAGACGCCCGAGCCGGAATCCCTCAAAGATCGACGCTTTGCAAACGGTAGAACCCCGTTATTTTGCAAAATAATCCGACAGCCTTCGGGCTTTTGTTTTCAATTTTGTTTAATTTCGAGGTTTATCATGGCTGGTTTCAAATTCGTTGGAACCGAAAGTCAGGGCGATATCACTGGCAAAGTGAAGCAGTTTACTGTAACTGCATCCCATGCTGGAATTCTTGGCCCTGGCGATCTGGTTTTGATCACTGCCGCATCTGCTGATGACGGTTCTCCCACAGTTGACGTAGGTACTGCTAACACTGCAAATACGGGCGTTGTGACTGGCATTATCCCGAACTTCTCCGGCGAGGCTCTTTCGCAGACGTGGATTCCTGCTACGACTGCTGGAAAGCTGTTGGTGAATGTCGATGCGTTTGCCCTGTATGAGGCAGACGTATCTAACGGCCCGCTCGTCGCCGCTGACGTAGGCTTGAACGTCCCTGCTGTCGTTACTGCAGGCACTGTCTCTGGTTCCCTCTTTACCTCCAACATGGGCGTAAACGCAACAGGCAAGGCGACTACCCCTACTTTGCCGTTCCGTGTCGTTGCCCTGCTTGAAGATGCCGACGGGGTTCTTGGCAATCGTGCGCTAGTTCGCGTGAATGCTTCCACATCCAACATCGGCGCAACCGGTATCTAAGAGGTGACTTATGTCTAGTCAAAACACAGTTATAACCACTGGTTCGGTTCCCCGGTTACTACAACTTGGTGTGAATCGGATTTTTGGCGACACGCTCGCTCAGTGGGATGCCAAGTACAACAAGATATTTACTGTTCTTGGCTCAAAGAAAGCGTATGAAATCGATGTTCAGCTTGAAGGATTCGGGCTGGCGTCAGAGAAGAACCAAGGCGATGACATTACCTTTGACAGTCGCATGCAGGGCTTTGCGCCCAAGTTTGTACATGCAACATGGGCGAAGGGTTATATCGTCACTGAGGAAGCACTGGCCGATGAGCTTTATGGGCAGCTTGATAAGGGCGCACGCGCTCTTGCTCGTGCCATGAACATCACCCGCGAAGTGGAAGCGCATGCCGTCTTGAATGACGCATGGGATACAACTGTCACGATGGTTGACGGCGATGGTAAACCGTTGTTCTCGACCACTCACCCGAATGGCCCGAGCGGCGGCACTTACTCAAACCGACTGACAGTTGAGGCAGACTTGTCCGAGGCGTCACTTGAGGACTTGCTGGCGATTATCGGTCGCGCTGAGGATGCTCGCGGATTGCCTGCGATGATCACTGCGCAGCGTTTGGTTGTGGCTACCGGAACCAATGAGTTTAACACTCAGCGCATTATGGGTTCTGTTCTGCAGAACGATACCGGCAACAATGCAACGAATGCGGTTCGCGATATGAACCTGATTCGCCAAGGCTGGATGAGCACGCCTTATCTGACCGAGCAGCAGGCATGGCTTGTAACCACCGATGCCCCTGACGGCCTGACGTTCTTCCAGCGTCAAGACGTGGTGTTTGGCCAGGATAATGCCTTTACTTCCGGTAATGCCCGCTTCAAGGCTTCCATGCGTCAATCGCAGGGCTGGTCTGATGCTCGCGGCGCTTACGGTGGCAGCTCAGGCGTTTAATGCTTCACAGGGGGCTTCGGCCCCCTTTCTCAATTAATCAATTGTCGTGGAGCGCTTAGCTCTGGCTGATCCGGCTGCGGCAACCTTAGAGGATAACGAAAATGGCTTTAACTAATTTCCCCAACGGCCTTTCCAGCTTTGGCATTCCTGTTATCGGCAGCGGCATTCCTGCTTCTGCTGGAACTTACTATTTCGTGGATTACACGAATGGCAGCGATGGAAACCGAGGCACAAGCACTGATCGCCCATTCAAGACAATTTCAAAAGCGTATGAGGAGGCTACCTCCGGCGCAGATGATGTCATTGTACTTATGGGTTCCGCGACCCACGTCCTGACTGAAATGCTGGACGTCACCAAAAGCCGAGTTCACTTTGTCGGAATGGACGGCACATTTGGTCGGATGTACGGACAGAATGCCAAGGTTTCGTTGACCGCCACAACCGGCGCGACAAATATCGCCACAATGCAGAATACTGGGGTTCGTAACTCTTTCACGAACATCAAGTTCATGAATTCCAGCACTGTGACCGAAGGTATTTACTGCGTGGCTGAAGGTGGCGAGTATACCGTCTACACGAACTGCGAAATCTACAAGGATACCGATCTTGACGAGACAGCTGCCGCTGAAATGCTGCACAACGGCGACTCTGTTCAGATGCTCGGCTGCACTATTGGCTCTCTGGCCAATATCGTCGCTGATAACGTGATTCGCCCATGTGTGAAGGTTACTGCAACCCTGTCAGGCAAGAAATTCCGTGATGGAGTGTTCATTGACTGCATGTTCTGGCGCAAGGCTGGTGGTACTGAGGCTGTCATGATCTATGGCGCGAATGCCACTGACGTTGAGCGCTTGCTGCTTGCCAAGAATTGCACCTTCATCAATAACATTCTCTCCGCCGCGACGCCTGCTCACGCCGTAGGGTTTGGCGCTGCGCAAACACAAGGCACGGTTCTTTTGCAGGACTGCGCCTCTGTCGACTGCACGGTGATGGCGCAGGCTGCTGTCGGGGTTTATGTGTCTGGTGCCGTGCCTACATTCGCCACTACAGGTGTTTCTGTCGCGTCTTAAGGGGTTTCTATGACAATCAATAGCTTTGATATTGATCCGCCAGACGTAGACCCGGACGGCATCTGCGAAAACCAGACCACTGCGGGCGCTGCCAATCTCGTATTGAACGGCGCCCTGTGTGATCTTGGCACGGCTGGACAGTTTGACATTGGAGACTCTTACTCCTCTGGAATTGCGGCAGTTAAGGTCGCCATTGATTCCGCTGGAGACGTGTCTAGCGTTAACTTCACGGTGACCGGCCTTAACCAGTACGGGGTTTCAGTTTCTGAAGTGATTACTGGAGTAACCACAACCGCTGTCGAATCTACTCTGTACTATTCACAGATCACTCAGATTGCCGCAGATGCGGCTGTCGGCAGCAATGTGTTTGTTGGCCCTGTGGATGACTTTGTGAGTCAGATTTGCCCGGTGAACTGGCAGGCTACAGAGGCATACACCACGGCGGCTATGAACGTTACAGGCACGATTAACTATGACATGCAGGCAAGTTTCGATCAGATTAGAGATCAAAACCCGCTGTATTGGTATAGCTATCAGGCTTCAAAAACAGCAACACTTGCTGCAGAGGCTGTGAGGCATTCGGTAACAGTTAGATTGCTGGTTAATAGCTACTCTTCAGGCGCTGAACTTCAATATCAGGTGGTAGGACAATGAGCAGAGTAAGACAGACTGAGCAGCAAAAGAAAGGTAAGCAGCTTCCGAGCAACTATGTTCCGAAAGGCTGCAAGAGTATGCCGAAAAAGGCTAAATAATGCCTATCATCCGTCGTGACAGATACAAGCGCGGCGACTGGAATGCGATTAGTGACCAGGATGGTCAAAAGCGCAAGGCATCTGACATGCGGATGCAATGGGATGGGCTTTGGGTTGGGCGCGATGAGTTTGATCCAAAGCATCCACAACTTGAGCTGAGGGCTAGGCCCGATAATCCTGCAAGATCCCCGGTTCGGAATGCTGAGCCGGGAAATCTTGTAATAACGCCGCCTTATAATCCCGGTATCCAGACCCCTGTAACGGATGTGCTGGATTCTGATTTGAATGAGTTCGAGGTTACTAATACCGTACTCAATTCTGATGGTGAAGAGTTCCAAGTTGCGGTAACCGTCTTGGCATCTGATCTGGAATCATTCGTAATTTTCGTGGCTCCGGCTTCTTCTGATTTGGTTTAGGAATCAACATGGCAACAAGCCGAATTTATAGCAGGACAGCCGGAGAGATTATCGAGGAAGCTTTGCGGGATGCCAAAATCATTCCTGCAGAGCAACCTGTTCAGGCCGTTGATTATGAGAACGGGCTAGACTCCCTGAATAATGTTTCAAAGTTCTGGCAAACCAAAGGCATTCATCTATGGCTTCAGGAGCGAGCAGTCCTTCCCCTAGTGACTGGCCAGAAAGTCTATGAGCTTGGGCCTGATGGCGATCCATGCGGGTATGAGGATGGCTTTTACTCTACAGAGCTTGACGCCGCGGCTGTTGCCACCGACACCACGTTGACGGTGGACTCCACTACCGGGATGGTTGAGGCGCCGGACATTCTGACATCCTCCGCTGTGACCTCTACGCAAGATTGGACTTCCGTTAACTCTGGAGTCTTGACGGTTTCAAGCGGTATCGTAATCACAAACTCTGGAGCGAATGACGGAGGGGCAGATTACTCTCTTGACGCGACTGTTGGCGTTACTTATCGTGTCAGATTTACTTACACAAAAGGTACATCGGCTGGATGTGTGTTCTCTGTTCTCAATTCAAGCACTGTCGAGGATACCGTTACGCTTACGGCGTCAGCCTCCGGCGAGCTGACAATAACAGCGCCAGTGGATACGATTACATTTAGGGCAAGAAACACCTCAAGCACTAGCGGAGAAACCTCTACCGTCGCCGCTCTGAATTATGTTGACGAAGATTCAGGTTCTCGCATCGGAATTGAGCTTGATGGCGGGACAATGTTTTGGTCGTACGTTCTGGACGTTGATTCTGCCACGTCTGTTGAAATGTCATCTGCCATCACTGGCGCTGCTGCAATAGGTAATCAGGTTTACAGTTTTGTGAATCAGATTGATCGACCGCTAAAGCTGTTCAATGCCACATATGCCAGCTCGATCACGGCTTCAGAAATTCCGATCGATAAATGGTCACGGCAGGAATATACGCAACAGCCAGACAAGACATCACAAGGGACGGTGGTTAACTGGTATTACGACCCGACTCTAGGCGATGGAAAGCTCTACGTCTGGCAGACCGCCAGCGATGTAACTAATGTGCTGCGGTTCGATGTTAGGAAGGCTCTATCTGTCTATTCTGCCACATCTGACGAACTGGATTTTCCTGACGAATACTTAATGGCGCTGAAGTGGTCGATTGCCGCTGATCTTGGGCCATCTTATGGCGTTAAAGACAATCGGCAGATAGTGCTAGAGACTAAGGCAGCGCAAGCGCTTGAATCGGCGCTCGATAACGATAACGATCTCGGCAGTATTTATCTTGCCCCCAACTGGAGCGGCGGCTGATGCCTGAAATTCCTATTGGGTCATCGTTCTACAGGCTTGACGCCTCCTTGCCTATATCCGCGATGGAGTGCGTCAACCTGTACGCAAACATCCCAGAGGTGGTGACTCCTAGCAAAAAGCAGCTTCTTACGCCAGCCGGTATTGCTTCTGCCACTACCGCAGGAACAAACGTCACCAATCGCGGCGCTCATGTGTTCAATGGATATCCGTATTTCGTTCAGGGCACTGATTTATATCGAATCGATCAGGCTGTTGATGGATTTGGCGTTGCCACATACTCATCCACTGCAGTCAATGGGGCCGCCTCTATTACCGGAACCGAACGGGTGATTATGGCCGATAATGGCGAGGAAGGAGGTCAAATGATGATCGTCACCCCCGCTAGTGATGCCAAGTTTAACGCCTATATCTACACTGTTGCCGGTGGCTTGGTTGCGGTATCAGACAATGACTTCGACGGTCCCGTTTCATGCGTCCGATATGTGGATGGGTACTTCCTTTTCACTAAAAAGGATGGACAGAAGTTCTTTATTTCAGAGCTTCGGGATGGGTCTTCATATATTTCCACCGACTTTGAAGCGGCAGAGGCTGACCCAGACTACGTTCAGAGCGCGTACATAATCAGGAATCAGCCTTATATCTTTGGCCAGCAAACAATACAGGGCTACCAGAATGTCGGAGGGTCTGGATTTCCGTTCTCTTACATTCAGGGGTCCGTCCAGAGCAGGGGACTTGTATCGATTTATGCTCTTGCAGAGGACGACGACAGAATAATTTATCTTGGCGGCGGAGTTAATGAAACTCCATCGATATGGATAACGAATGGCCAGTCATCTGAGAAGCTTTCAACAATTGCCATTGATCAAGAAATTTCCACCTACTCCCTTGACGTAATTGAAAGCTGTTTTACATGGCAGTATTCTCAGGCCGGTGCAAGATTCGTGGCGTTTTCGTTCCCCGGTGAATCCTGTTTTGTGTTTGATTTTAAATCTAACGAATGGCACACCCGCGAAAGCATGAGCACTGATAGCGAGGCTATCCCTTGCCGGATTTCATCAATTGTTGACGTTTATGGCGTCTTGATGGTCGGGGATTTGCTCTCAAACAAAATAGGAATTCTCTCCAGAGATACCTTTGACGAGTACGGGTCAGAGATTCATCGCAGATTTGTCACGCCTCATATTGATAACGAAGGCATGCCGTTCTTTGTTGATTCTGTGGAGATGGTCGGCAAGACAGGGGCTGGGCTTACAAGCGGGCAAGGCTCAAATCCTACCATGTCCTTATCGATATCAACGGACGGAGGCAGAACGTTCTCCAATCCTCTTGGGCGCAACATTGGGCCTATTGGCGTATATAACCGACGGGTAGTTTGGAATCAGCTTGGAAGGGTTGCAAGAGAGGTTTGCTTCAAATTTGAAATGTCGGACCCGATATCTTGGGCTGTCACCAAAATAGAGGTGAACTTCGATTGATCACGGCGCTGAGTCAAAACATTCCGCTAGTTAATGAAAAAGGTTATTTAAACCCTATTCCTTATAACTGGATGCTTGAAGTAAGCAATCTTGGTATACTTCAAGGCAGCGGAAGTCCTGAAGGTGTTGTCGTGGCGTTACCGACTCGCTTGTACATGGATATCGCTGGAGCTTCAGGCTCAATATTGTATATCAAGCGCGATACAGATGTGGGCGGCGACAGGTCGCAGGGGTGGATACTTGTTTAGTGTCGAACCATGCACAGAATCTAAAGCTTTAGAGATATTGAGCGATCCTTCAGTGGCAAAGCATCTAAGTTTTAAGCCGGAAGGGTTTAAGGATTCGTGGCTGTACCTGATTGACTCAAGGTGCCTTATTGTTGGAATTGAGCGCGGAGAAAGTATCGAGGTGCATATGGCATGCAAGTATCGAGATCGCGCCAATCTTCGTGACTACCTTAAGAGAATGGTAATTTTCTTTCGAGTAGTTGGCTTTAAAGAGATATTCACAATCGCGTCAGATGAAAGAAAGGCATTAGTCGCCATGATCAAATCCCTAGGCTTTCAAAAAGACAATGACAGGTGGGTATATCGATGGGCATAGAAACCGCATTAATAGCCGGAGCTGTTGCGAGCGGAGGCGCCGCATACCTTGATCGGAAGTCTCAGAAAGATGCCGTAAAGTCTGCCCAGCGACAGAAAGAGGCGTCACAAGCGTTTATTGAGAAGCAAATAGCGCAGGCGAGGTCTGACATCTTCAAGCTGTTTCCTTCCGCGCAGGAATCTCGAAAGCAGGGGCTTCAAGCTGGGCTTGATTTATACAAGCAAGCCTATCCGGCAATGATGAATACATTCCAGCAAGGCAATGTGGGCGCACAGCAGGCGCTAATTACCGGACTCCCGCAGATTCAAAACGCAATCTTGGGTAATCAGGTCGATCTGTCTGGACTCAAGCCTGTAAGCCTTCAACAGCCGCAAGGATTAGCGCTTCCTCAAGCGCTCCCGCAATCTATCAATGAGCTGGGGCTGGGAAATGTACAGTAACCAAGATATTCAAAACTGGTTTGCTCAAAACCCTAATGTTCCTGTTGAGCAGGTCGCGCAGATCATGCGCCAGAATAACGTGACTCCCGGGCAAGTGGCTCAGGCTACGGGTCGAGACGTTAATGAGGTCACAAACCTTTACAATAATGCGCTGGGCATTAAAACGTCCGGTCTTGCGTCATCATTGAATACGTTGCAGCAAGGCGGTCAGCAAGCAGCTCAAATGATCGGCCAGACGCAGGGGCAGGTAGCCGACATTTATAAACAGGGCCTTCAGCAGCTCGCCCCGTATTCTCAGACCGGCACGCAGGCGAATCAATTGCAGGCGGCTCTGTCAGGCTCTCTGGGGCCGGAGGCGCAAAAAGCTGCCTTCCAGAATATTACCAATGCTCCGGGCGTCGAATTCGCCCAGAAAGAGGCTGAGAGGGCGCTATTGCGTAATGCTTCTGCCACTGGCGGCCTCGGCGGCGGGAATGTGCTTCGGGACTTGTCTCAGCTTGCGGCAGGAACCTTTCTTCAGAACTACAACACTCAGTTCGGGCAGATTGGTGAGGTTGCCAATAGAGGCTATGGAGCGGCGACTACAGGAGCGGGCCTTCAGGGTCAGCTGGGGCAGGTTCAGGCGGGCCTTGGTCAGTTTGCGGCAGGAATTCCGCTTCAGACCGCTGGCGCTCAATCTGGCATGCAGTTTCAGGCAGGCAGGGATATAGGTTCAGCTATCCAAGGCACCACGTCATCTCTGGCTAATCTGATTCAGCAGCAAGGTGCCGGAATGACCGACATTACCGGGAGCGCAACCAACAATATCGCAGCGCTTTATCAGAATGCAATGAATGGCGATGCATCGGCCAAGGAGCAATTGGCCGCAATGCTTGGGAATTTGTCCACAAGCAATGCTTCAATGGTTGGCAATCAGCCCATAATCCCTTCTCAGCCTTCTAATCTGCTCGGCACGCTCGGTCAGGTTGCCGGAGGCCTAGGGGGGCTGGCGGCGGGCATTGGTTATGGGAATACAAATACTCCTGCCAACCCAACAGCATCCCCCGCAACATCCAGCGTATACGGGCCATATAATACAGGATACGGACTTTATGGGAGCTAACCATGCCTAGCCCACAGCTTCAGAACATTGGATTAGCCTTGCAGGGGCTTGGCGCCGGTCTTGGCGGGCAGCTTCCTCAGTTCCTGCAATCTCAGGATCAGCGTGTAGGACTTGAGGCGCAGATTAGGCAGCAGGACGCTCAGATGCAAATGCAAACTGCCGAAAAGCAGCAGCAAATGGCTATCGAGCGTAAGAAAACTATGTACACGGACGCAAACGCAGCGCTGAAACTTCTAGACTCTGGCAATGTGGACGGCGTTATTCAGCTTGGCATTAATAGGCTTCAGCTTCTTAAGCAGTTGTCTCAGTTCGATCCATCAATTGACCCCTCTGACACACAGAGAGTCACGCAGCTTGCGCTCGCTGCCAGAAATGGCGACGAGGAAGCAAAAGAGCTTTTGCGCGGAGAATTAGCGTCAACTGTTCAGGTCGGGCAGGCAATTGGCGTGATTGAGCCAGAGCAAGATGAAATTATTCCAAATTCTTCAGTATCGGAAACCGGGCAAGTTATGGTTAGAAGCCCCGGCGGCGCGATCAAGGCTATGGATATTCCAGGTTTTAAGGCGGCGCAGACTGAAAAGAAAATGGACTTCATGCAGCGCGTTATGCCTGACGGATCAATTCAAACAGTGATGACAGACCCGCAAGGTAACTTCTTTAACTTGGAGGGTGGCTCCATTCAAGTGGGCGCTAACGAAAGGCTTATAGAGGGCACCACACTTTCTGGGGGCATGGACGATCTCGGTATAGGAAATGCAGAAGCTAGGCAGATGCGGGATGCGGAGGTGGCTACAAGGAGCTTCATGGCGACTGCTTTGGACGCTCTCAATCTTCTTAACCAAGAGCCTGACATTAACACCTTTACTGCGGCGGCGGCTGGCACAATAAACAACCTGCAGCAAGAGGCAAAAGCCCTCGCGCGGAATGTTGGCGTGGAGTTTGACGAATCATTGCTAGACCCGTCCAAATACTCAGGAACGTTTGACCGGCTTGGCATCCAAAATGCCAGAATGAAAAGTATGGTCACTTCTCTTGCGTATACGCAGGCTCTTGCTAATAACCCTGATGGGCGCGTGAGCAATGCCGATTTGACACGAGCTATTGAAGAAGTGGGGGGTAGTGCTGCCGATCCAAGAGCATTTGCTAAAACGCTTATGGATGTGGCCCAGCGCACAGATAGACGATTTAAGATTGATTATGAGACGCGATTTAAAAAGCCATTTGATGGCGATACAGGGTTTTCTGCGCTTTCTGGATTCCAGGGCGCGAACGCTACTGTTACCACTCAAGCCGAATATGACGCGCTTCCTAGCGGGGCTATTTATTTGGAAGACGGTGTAGAGTACAGGAAACCATAATGGCAGATACACCACAGAGCAAATTCGGCGGGATTCCTGTATCCGTTGCCACCGGGAGTAAGTTCGGCGGCATTCCTGTCGGACAAACGTTAATGACGCCTCCTATGGAGAAGCCAAGTCTTGGGAAAAGGCTGCTAGGCTCTGGCGAGGCCGCTATGACACTGGCGACCGGATTCCCCGCGCAAGTGGCTGGCGGCATTGGTGGAATTTACGAGCTTGTTTCCGGGGCTGTATCGGGCCGTGATAATGTTTTCGATTCTGCTGCAAATCGCGTTAATCAAATCACGCAGGCAATGACTTATCAACCACGTTCTGAATCCGGTCAAGGCGTGCTCGAAATGGTGTCGGCTCCTTTTCAGAAGATGGAGCAGGTAACTCGCGGCGCTGGCAATATCGCCCTTGAGCAAACTGGAAGCCCTGCTATGGCGGCTGCGGTTAAAACAGGGCTGGAATACGCACCTTCCATGCTATTTGGTGGGGCAGCTAGGACAATGGGTCAGAGAAGGTCTGACGTTTCGCGTACTCAGTCAGGAATGCGAGATTTGGGGATAAACCTTGGCGACTCAATAGAGTCTCAGCGCGGGCAGCTTGGAGATATTGCGGCAAGGTCTACGCAAGGCCAGCAGATTCGCGCACAAGAAATGGCAAAGGTTCAGCAGGCAGTTCAAACTGCTGAGAAAATTGCCTATCAGAATGTTGATAACCTCTATACGGAAGCTAGACAGTTTAATACATCAATTCCAGTTAGGGCCATAGCTGATCTTCCAAGCAATACAAGGGCCGCGCTGAAGGACTATATTAAAGATATAGACTTAATGCCAATTGCAAGGAAGAGGCTTGAAGAACTTGACGAGCTTGGCGGCATTCCTCAGAACTATGCGGTCCGGCTTGAAGAAATTGAAGGATTTAGAAGAAGGGTCAATAAGGTAAAGCCCGCATCTACGGATACATCGCAGCAGGCCGTTCTGGGTATTATCAAGGGGCAGATTGATAGTGCTCTAGACGGGGCGTTTAACTCTGCCATGATAAAAGGCGATCCTGCCGGGATTCAAGCGTGGCGCGATGCGCGGAAGGCGTTTATTGATTACACCCGCACCTTTGACGAAGACAAAGTTGTCAATCAGCTCGCAACACAGAAAGCGACCCCTGAAGAAGTCCGTAACTGGATATTTGGCGCTTCTGCCGTAGGCGCAAAGAAAGAAGCAGGCAGGGTAATAGGATCGCTGAAAGGAATCCTTGGCGAAGACTCTCCTGCTTTTGGGGCATTGCGTCAGGAGGCTTTATTCGACGTGATGGAGCCATTACTGCGCGAGGTTCCTGACTATGCTGGATATGTGGCCAATTACGATAAATTCGTCCGTAGCAGCCCCTCAGTGGCTAGAGAACTATTCCCGCAATCTATCCAAGAACTTGCAACGCTTCGCTCCTATGCCAATGCAGCAAACAAGGTATCTCCGCAGGGATTGAGTCTTGACGCTAACCAGTCAATCGCCAGGGCTATATTTGGTCATGAAATAGCGAAAGCCGGAATGAAAGTGTCGATAGCCTCCCAAGCTCTTGGATTAATTAGAAGGGCGGCAGGAAAGACGGATCAGCAACGAATAATCTCTGAAATGCTAGGTTACGATACGACCAAGCCTTTAATACCTCTTTCGCCTGCATTTGTAGGAGCTGGAATTCAAACTGGCATTGACCAAGGGCAGCAAAATGGCAACTAGATTAGCAAATCCGGCTCCACAGTTCTTTTACAACGGTACGCCTGCTGCTCCTTTGGCTGGCGGATTGATGTATTTCTATGAGCCTGGGACTACTACGCCGAAAAACACATACTCAAACAATGGGCTGACGACCGCGAACAGTAATCCTGTCGTATTGAGCGCTTCCGGGGTTCTTCCGAACGTGTTTTTGGATGGCTCTTATAAGGTTGTGTTAAAGGATAAAGATGGAGTCCAGCAGTGGGAAAGGGATTCTGTAAACTCAGTGTCCGAGCTTGCCTTCGCTGCCTATGATGGAACTATCACCTACGGGCTTGGCGGAACCAATATTGTCTATGCGTCTAACGCAAAATATTACATCTCACTAGAAGCTAATAATCTTGGCAATGAGCCTTCTGCAAGTCCAACAAAGTGGCAATTGCTTATCGATTATCTTCTGAAATCGCAAAGTGTAGTGACTACCGGGCAAACGGTAATCGGTAACGCCACTACCGGGCTTTCAAGCATCAACACTATCACAAAAGGGACTCTTGCGGTCGGCAACGGAACGACCACGACCACACTTGCTGTGGGCGCCAATACTAAAATACTGACAGCAAACTCTGCTGTAGCTGCTGGCGTTGAATGGGCTGACCCCGCCACGATTGTCGTCAACATTCAGGAGTTTGACGCGTCTGGCACATGGGCAAAGCCTGCTGGGGCGACTGCGTGTTTAGTTGAATCTGTTGGCGCTGGAGGCGGCGGCGGCGGCGGAGCAAGACAGGTTAGCGGGTCTGACAGATCGGGAGGTGGTGCTGGTGGTGGCGGTGCTTTCGCGTGGTCTCTTTACGATACTGACGATCTGGCTGCAACTGTTGCTGTTACTATTGGGGCTGGCGGGGGCGGGGGCGCTGGCGGGGCATTGGACGGCAATGCTGGGTCTAACGGATCGGCGGGTGGAAATACAACGTTTGGCGCTCACCTTACGGCCTTTGGCGGAGGCGCAGGCACCGGAGGTGCGCTTGGTAGCCCCTCTTCCGGAGGGAGCGGCGGCGGGCCTCTGAGCGCGGCCTCCGTGGCTTCTACTAGCGCGATCACCGGGCTTCTTTCTGGATATGGCGCAATAGGCAGCAATGTTACTGGAACCGATGGGGGTGGTGCAAAGCAAGGCGGCGCTGGCGGCGGAAGCGGTGGCGGAATTGCTGTTGACGACGTGGCAAAGGATGGCGGAGACGGCGGTTCAGATGCTGCTGCTACCGGTGGAGGTGGAGCCGGTGGTACTGCTGCTTCAAATGGGACAGCCGGAGCTGCGTTTGAAGGTGGGGGTGGCGGTGCTTCTAACGCTGCAGGGGTCGGAGGTACTGGCGGCGCTGGTGGTTATGGAGGCGGAGGTGGTGGTGGTGCTGCGGCTCAGGGTGGCCCCGGCGGTGCTGGCGGTGCTGGTGGCGGTGGATATTTGAGGGTCACGACATGGTAAAAGAATTCTCAATTATTAAAGACGGCAAGGTTATCAACAGAATCCTCTGCTCTGCTGAGTTTGCGGAACAGTACGCCGCTGAAAACGGTTATGACTTTACAGGTGACCCAAAGGCGAAGATCAATGCCGTTCTCAATAACGGCAAATACGTCGATCCAGCTCCAGCCGCTACGAGCGCCAAGTCAAACTCGGACGCGCTCATAAATCTGCTTGTCGAACGAAACATCATTACTGCAGAAGACGCCGAAACGATTAAGTCAGGACAATAGGAGCCATCATGGCAGACCGCGAATTACTGGTATTAAACGAATCCACCCCGCAGATTGTTGCGCCTTCTTCTGTTGCTGACCGAGGCATAACCAAAGGCGGCATTGCCGTCTATACAAGCAAGGACGTGATTCCCAATATTGCCACAATCGCGGCTCTCAGGGCTTTTACTGGGACGCCTCCGACTATATATCTTGCAGCTCATACGACTGCTGGAGATGGAGGTTGTGGGGAGTTCCGCTACGTTTCAGGGGCGGCTCCTGCCACTTACGTTGACAACAACGGAACCATCATTGTGCCGACCGGCGGGGATGGTAGCGCGGCGTGGTTGCGTGAGTATTCCGGCGCCTTGTCGGTTAAAGCATTTGGTGTGAGCACAGGACTATCGGCAGCAGCGCAAAGAGCTGCAATTCAGGACGCGATTGATTCTGTGCAATCCGTCATTATCGACGATGGTTTTACGGTAAATGCGGCGATCTATCCGAATATCGGGACGCGGATATACTTCGAGGGAGGGTCTCTAACAGCCTCGGCGGCTATCCCATCGCCTGAAGAATGTCTGATAAAAGTCGTAGATGTAAATGACGTGGAAATATATAGCCCTAATTTGGACTGTGGGGGTTTTGCAGCCAATAGCGGGATCATAGTCAGGGAAAACACGTCTGATATAAAAATATTTAATTTGACGGTAGTCGATGCCGTATGGGACGCAGTGCTCGGCGGCGGAAGGGCGATTATTATCGAAGCAAACACGGGGGACGTGGGGCGAATACTGGTAGATGGTATTGTCGGGATCGATGTAGATACTTTAATCGGTCTCAATGGGTACTCTGGGGAGCGAAAAAACGCAGTTATAGTAACAAATTGCATGGGGCTGCGCGTAGAGAAGTTGATAGCGGTGTTCGGGAATGGTGGGACGTACCCGCACACGGGAGAAAACCAGCAGTTCGTTGTTTCCAACGTGGTCGGGTACGACGTGGCCCAGCCAATCAGATTCGATAGGGCGGGGAATACAATTATCGATAACGTCTATGTATATAACAGCGCCACTTACGGGGTCACGGACACTGTTATAAGAGGGACGGCAAGCAATGTCAGATGCACGAATGTAGTCATGGAAGGGGGTGTAAGTAGTCTGTACGACGGCACGCCGTGGGATGACTCAAACGGCTCCACCGATCTCGGTTTTGACACCATGAAATGCCATTTCCAAATCACGCATAGAGGAACCGCGTCCACTGCCGTGCTGACTGCGGGGCTGACAAGATCGACGCTTGTGAGCAATACGACATTCGACCTAAACACTGATGTTGTTACCGGGAATCTAGTTTCAAACACGCAGATGCGGGCAAATACCTCTGCTTATGTTGATCTTTATAGTTGCCAGCAGAACGCTAAAATATCGGGATTCGTTGATGAAATTGGAGCCAATTTAATCTCTGCTTACGCGGGAGAGATCCGCACCTTCTTTCCGGCAGCCGCCCTTACTCCGACTGTGGCCGGGTCGTCTTCGACCGGGAGCGCAACATACAGCGTTCAAGCTGGCTCTTATACAAAAATAGGCGGGAGGGTTTTCTTCAATCTTTACGTTTCTTGGTCAGGGCATACAGGAACAGGTAATATCTGGATAGAAGGATTGCCAACATCTTCTTCAGCATCAAATTCACAGTCTGCTATAAGCGTTTCGTTTCCAGATGACTTAACTTTGACTGCTAGTAACGTGGTTAGTGCCTACAAGGACGTTGGAAATGGGCGAATAGTCCTTGTCCAGAGCCCTGTTGGCGGCGGCGGAGTATCTGCCGTGGCTATCGACGCTTCAGCCACAATCATGCTGTCTGGCTCATACCCTGCGGCGTAGATATTGCATTGACCCGCCAGTAATCATGGTCTACACCTAATCTGGAAGCAGCTCCCCGGCAGTAATTGCGCCGGGTTAATATTGCATGTCTGTGCCTTTTCTTGGAAGTCTGCCTCTTAAACCTTCGCGTCCACAATCAAGCCCTTTCCCACCGTTTGCAGGTACTGCGCGGCCTCAGATTCTGTTTTCTTGTTAGTGATAAATCTGAATCGCAGTCGCATCATCGGCTTAACGTGAGTATTTTCGATTCCGTAGCCGGAAGTAATCACTTCATCACCTTCAGATAATCTAGCAGCCTTCATTGCTATAGTTTTATTTTCCGCAATCACCGATAGCGTGGTTATCATTTCAATTTTGTATCTAGGCATCTTTCTCCCCCTTGTTGTCGATGATGGCGCGGAGGTCTGTAAAAGTTGACAGATCATCGACCCATCCCAGAGCGTCCAGCAAAAGCTCAACCGACACCACCCTGTGTGTGTCGGGGATGGCGTAGAGCTTAACGTCGTCGCCCTCAAAAAGGCTCGGTGCATACATCAAAGCGACTTCATTTTTCATCATTAAGTCTACTTGCTCTTCCGTTGTGACAGCCACCGGCTTCAGCTCATTCATCGTGCGGCTCCTTGCTCCAGTTCTTCCAGCCCTTCCGCTATTGCGTCCGTATAAAGTCGAAGAAATTCCAAATCGGCGCTTGCGCTCTTTCGGTCGCGGCCATCTCCTGCCCCGACTGAGAGCATGACTGCCTCTATCACGTCACGCCACCCTTTTGGCACGCCCTCATGCGCCGCTTTCTCGCGCACCTGAAGCATTGCAGACAGCACGGACAGCATTGCATCGGCCAAATTTACAGCATCTAGGGCAAGATGCTCGTGCCGACTATAACCATCTTTTGAATACAGTAACTGCATTGCAGCCATTGCGAACCGTTCGCGAGTTGTCAGCTCATTCATTCCGTCCTCTCCTTGCTCGCGGTGATCGAGTCCAAATAATTCCCGGCCTCTTCTTTCCAGCTTGCCCCGTGTTGCTGGTACACACTGAGCATCCAATAAAGCACCGCTGCCTGTTCTTCTTCAGCCTTTCGCGGAATAATTTGTCCCCCTGCTCTTAGAGATTCGGCAAGGCCGGAACAGGCAAAGTTTGGCCGACCTAAAATCTCTTTAGTGTGTTCATTAAGTTCAAACCACATTCTGAGTCTCCTTGCTCGCGGTGAGCATGGACTGCCAGCAACCAATCGCTGCATCGTTGCCAATAGGCCTGCCGTACTTCTTGTATGACCAATCTCTGGCCGCATCAAGCATGGCCTGATCAGGATCAATTTTAGCCCTCTCATGCCCTGCCATCCATGCGCGGAGGTCTGCCGGATGAATGTGCAAAACAAACCCATCCTTATCAGCCCTCTTTTCTCTAGGGTCGTGGTGGTAACCGCAATTGGCAGCAATAAACTCATCAACGTCCTGCGGCACTGATGCAACCGGCTGCGGGAGTGGTGCGGGCTTTGGTGCGAAGTTTTGCAGGTCGGTAACGGCCATGTTGTACCCATTAGCCTCGGTTACGCTGCGCCAATTAATACTGTTGTGACGCTCGTTAAGGTGAGTAATAGCCTCGGCAATCGTGCTGCGTGCAGGCTCCGCTTCCCGCTGCGATAGGGCGGCTTTGCAGTCAATCAGCAATCGCTCAAGATGCAGGATTCGAGACTGCGCCCATTCAGGCTCTGACTTGATCAGTCGTAGCAGGGTAATGGGGTTTTGCTCTGCGTCATAGTATTGCCGCGCAGTTGAGTCGATAGGCGTACCATTTGGCAAGCTGTTATCAATCCTCTCAATCAGTTCGTTATTCATTTCCCCTGCGCCTCTTTAATTATGTGCATGATGCTGATTAAAACTGCTTCAGATGACTCGCTTTTCCCCGGCTCTATCGCCAGTTCAATCTCGGCGTAAATTTTGTTTATCAATTCCCGCCCTGCGTGTGCGTCGCATAGGGTTATAGTGTGACTATCCGAGTACTGACCGTGCCCGTCTCGGTATCGCATTTCGCAACCGCATTCTGACGCCCCGTTGCAAAATTTTACTTTATTGTTCACGCTTCCCCTGTGTTTCTGTTGTTGTTGCCTCAAGCTTCCCGCCGCAGTAAGTGCAAAAGTTCATGCCGTTGTCGTCGGGCGTGCCGTCTATAATTTCGTACTTGTTGCCGCATGACGTGTCGTAGGAGTTATCCCATTCGTCCTGTACCCATTCGCATGGGTCTGGCTTTGCGGCTTGCCATGCGTCCCACATAGCTCTAGCCAGCGGGAAATGGTATTCATCCAGCTCTTTGCCGTTGTGATCGGCGCGGATTAGCAGTGGGTTCGCATCTGACTGTGCTGCCCACGCTTCAAACTCCGCTCTGATCTTGTCCATTATTATCCACTTATGCGTAGTAGTGCTGCCTGACTTCGATTGGTAGTTTAGGATGCCGTATAGGACGCCATAGCCCCTCCACGTCGCAGTTAAGCTTTACCGGGCCTTCTAGCTCGGCGTGCCGTTCTCGTTCAAGCTTGCGTGCCTGGTAGGCTCTGCTGCGTGCTTCGCCATTCCGGTTCGGTACTCGCAGACTAACGTTGTGCTTGCTGCAATGAAAGGCCAGCGCGGTTCCTGACAGTCCGAGCTGTTTGGCAATCCATTCCTTCGTTTGCTTTGTTGCGTGATTTCTAACGAAAGCCTCTATTCTAGGCCATACCGCATCGGATCGAGTTTTCTTGTACTTGTGGATATCTTCAAATGACATTTATTATCCCTGCCGTTATCGTATACGCCGAGCACCATGTAATCAATAGTACAAAGGCTTCGATTCGTTGTTGTGTTTTGTCCATTCCCATTCCCCTGATTAAACCCCGCCTGACTGCGTACCATTCAGGCAAGCGGGGGTGGTGCTCGTTACTTGATAGTCAGCCTTCGCGCACCGTCAACCAGTGAGGCACCTGGAATGTCTACCCCGTCTTTTAAGTCCTTCGCAATCTTCACATTGTCTGGCGCCACTTCTGTTTTCACTCTGACGTAATCATCAGGCAGCGCGGCCTCGTCGTCAATCTGCACAACTTTTGAAGGCGCTGAAAGCGTGATGGTAAACAGCGGGCAACTGATCTTTGTGATTCCTGACGATTCCATATTGCGCTTCAGATAATTCCTCATCCATTCTGTTTTGTCTTGAATGGTTTTCTTCATTTGCTGAAGGCGCTTAATCTGTACGTCGATTGCGTCAATCCCCGAATCAAGATTGAAAGCCGTCGATACTATCGCTTGCGCCTTTTCTTGGAAGTCTGCTTCAATCCCTTCCATAGTGTCAGCGATTGCGACAAGCATGTTCTCATCGTCGCTATCGGCAAGCTCCTGAATCTTCTTGTACTGATCTGCTATCTCATACAGCTTTTGCATTTGTGAATTCCTCTTTCTTGCGCTCATATTCGGCATTTACTGCGCGGCTTGCATTTTGCGCGATTGATGCCAGTTCTTTTATTTTCCCCTGCCTTTCGAGGTGTCGAAGTACAACCTTCGCAACCTGATTCAGTTCGTGCTGAGTGACGCACGTTTTAATTGTTTCGATGTGCTTGCGAACGTGCTCGGTAAGTTCTGCACGCTTGGTGTCAACCTCTGTATCCCGGCTTTCCGCTTTCTCAATATCGAATTCGGTCTTGACCTGTTCGCGGTATTCGGCGTCATCGTATTCGCCAAGGAAGATATCAGCAGAGAATCCAAGCATGGAAAGGCACTTGCCTAGCGCGTCAGTGAGAGACTTTTTAGAGTGCTCTGATTCTGTCTGTGCTCCAAACTTGTTTTGATAGACGAAAGGGGTGTGCCCGAAGTGCTCTACCTCTCCTTTCTTTCCGTCGAGGGTGTACCACAACCGCAGATGGATTGTGTGGATAACTGAGGCAATTCCATCATGCACAAACGCCTTTCCGTCTTCTCCTTTTCCGACAAGTAAACAGCCCCTGTCAAATCGCTCAGAGAGAATTGAGTATCCCCATCCAATGCCAAGAGGGCCGAATGCTTGCGTCGCCTTGCGTACTTGATACGTCGAGTTAATCGCAGTCCCTGAGAACCCTCCCGCCCCTTTGAAGTCCTTTGTATGGTCTGGGTCTGTCGTGCAGACCGATTCCCACAAAGCAAGATTGCTGCTTTTTGTATCCATCTTATTTTCCCCTTGTTACGTCGCGCCCTTTCCCGGCGCCGTCTGTTGTTTTGAAATACTCGGTACTATCGTCACCAATGCGCCTGTCGCCCTGTAATCTGCGTATCTCGGCGTTTAGTGCCAGCTCCCGGTCAATGTCCGGCGTATCGTCTGAGACTCGCTTGCGTGACTGTTGCAGCTTACTGTCTGCCCATCTCAAAGCAATGGCGAAGGCGACGAACAGAAGGCTAAACGCGATGAGTGTGCTAATCATTATATAATCTCGCTTTGGTATACAAAAGGAACTCCAATTGCCTTGTATGATGCCCCGCCTTCCTGACTTGTAAATCCTTCGATACTTTGCCGGTGATCTCTCATGCACCGCGATGCGGCCTCAAGACCTTCTGCGGTTTCGTGCCTGACTACGTATCTCTGACATAGGGTGACAACTGTTTCCATTATGATCGCCTCCCCGCCCGCATTCTCTCCGCTGCCCGCTCGCCCTGTTGATCTTCTGCCCTGAGTGACAGCTTGCGGTCAAGCAATCGACCGATCCATGCAAGTGCTTCCTCTTCGCTGTCGTTGTCAATCGCCATCACGAAAGGCAGCGCGTCTTTCCCATCCTTGAACGTCACACGGTTAATGCACAATCCACCAGGATGACCCGCACTGTACATGCTCGGCTCCTCGTCAGGCTCGCTGTCGTAATCCACGTCCACTTTATAGCCTTCGATGATTAGAGTTTCGGCGCTCACTTTACTCTCCTATTCCACTGCGCTATGGCTTCGCGCTTCAATTTTGTTTCCTGAGTTCGCGCATTGCAAACAATGCAAAATACTTTGTACTTTTTCTTCTGAGTGTATCGCGGGAAGACGCTTATTATTTCCGCCTCACCTCCGCAAAACGGGCACGGATTCAGCATCACTCCCCCTTCGGCGTCTTGAGCGCCGCCTTGTATGCTTCATATTCTGATATAATTATCGAGATTCCGAGATTGTTGATTTTTCCGCCGTCACTGCATAAAACCATGTTGCTGACGCGCTTGTAAAAATCTGTGTCCGGCATTCCTACTGCGTCGTTATTCATGATTCCACCTTGAGCGCCGATCTTAGCTGTGCCATTGATTTGAGATAACGGTCGCGGGTGATATTAAACATCCACCATGCAACGGATTTGCAGACAGGCGTCGAATAATCATTCAACTTGCCCTTGGCTCTGCGGTACTCTTGCTGATTGATTCGCATGACATGCCGCGCTATGCGGATTTCAAACGCTCGCGCTGATTGGGCGTGGTTCACAGCAACCACCCCGCAGCGCAGATCAGGCTCAGAGATACAGCCAGAGCGCAGACAATCACGCAGGCGAATCGCTCAGATATTTCTGCTCGTTTTTCTGGACGCTTCTTTTTTTCATAGAAATAACTGTAGACATTTCTTTTCATTTTGCCCCCTCGTGCTTATCTACGAATCCGGTTGGCGTAGCAGGGGAAACCGCAATCAGGTTTTGCAGGATGGGCTTGAACTTTGCCCAGAACTCAAGAGCGCGAGAATCCATTTCGTTTATTCGTGCGTCGTCAAATGCCCACCAGTCGGCGATTGGGTGACGCTGACAACCGATCTGCATCACGTCAGCCGTGTAGGTGACTTGATAGGTCTCGATCCAGAAACTTCGCATGTGCACTAGGTTTCCTGAACACCCCCACAGGTCGGCACCGCTCAGGTCGGCACCGCTCAGGTCGGCACCGCTCAGGTCGGCACCGCGCAGGTTGGCACAGCTCAGGTCGGCACAGCTCAGGTTGGCACCGCGCAGGTTGGCATCGCTCAGGTCGGCATCGCTCAGGTCGGCACCGCGAAGGTTGGCACAGCTCAGGTTGGCATCGCGCAGGTAGGCACCGCTCAGGTCGGCACCGCGCAGGTTGGCACAGCTCAG